AACTTTTTCCATAGGTGTATCTTCAAACTCATCATGCAAATCTATTAATTTAGCAATAGTTTTTTCTATATTTGATGTATCACCTATATTAGCAGTTGCTATAGTAAAACTAGCTAAAGATTCACTTAATTTATTAATAGCATCAGCTAATGTTAATATTTTACTTGAATCTATAGAAGCTAAATGATTGAATTTTTCAACTATATCTCCACCAAATAATTTACCTACACTACCTAATATACCTCCAACTAAACCTCCACCTCCTAAAGCTACTAAACCTGCTCCTATACTTGCTAAAGCGGGTCCTATAGCGAATAATTTAATAGGATCAACTTCACCTAAAGTTTTAAATAGATTTGATAATCCATCAAATGCTGATGTAATTACACTGGCTATTCCTGAAAATGTTTTTGATATAACGTTACCAAATACTTCAATTATTGGAGTAAATTTTTCTAAAGCAGGAGCCATTAGGTTTAAAGCATAAGCAAATGGTATTAATGAAGCTCCTAAAGCTGCTATCGCTGCTGCTCCTACAAAAAGCAATCCAGATTCACCTAAAGCACCAAATGCAGCCCCTGCTACTCCTAATCCAACTAATGCAGCTCCTGCTTTACCCATATCTTCCCAATCTATATCAGCAAACATTTTAAAAGCAATGGCTGCTGGGATTAAAGATGCTCCTAACGCTGCTAAAGCAGCAGCACCTAAAAATACTTTACCAGTACCTAATCTTTCAATACCTTTTGCAAATGATGTAAGACCTTTTTCAACTAATGGACCTATAGTTCCTAAAGCAGCAGCCGCTATCATGCCTGGAAGAGCAGCAACTAAAGCTACTCCAGCGGCTGTTAAAGCTAATGCTCCTAAAGCTACTTTACCTTTAGCCATAGCTTCAATACCTTTAGCTAAACCTTCTAATGAGGTTTTTAATTTTTTACCATCAAGTTTTTCAATAGCTTTAGCACCTAAAAAACCAGGAAGCATAGCTATTAAACCAACGGATACTGGGATAAGGTTTAATGCTCCGAATAATACTTCTTTAGTGCCAAAGGCTGCTATACCTTTAGCTATATTTTTCATTCTATCAGCAAAGTTTTTAGCTTTATCTCCACCTTTAGTGCTATCAGATACTTTATCAGCTTTATCTTTAGCTTTATTTGCTAAGTTACCTGCTTTATCCGCTGCTCCTCCTGCTACGTCTTTGTTTGATGCTCTAATCTTTTCTAGAGCTTCTTTAGAAGTCATACCAGGGGATTGCTTTTTCATTTCCGCAACTTTCGAAGCTAGGTCTTTAGCTTTTGATTTACCTGAAATTTTATCTTTAACAGATGTAAATGCGTCTTTAAATGCTCCTCCAATTCCTTTTTCTTTGATTTCGGAAAACATTGATTTAAGTCCACCACTTAATGAGGAAAGTCCTTCTTTAGCTGCTTTAAAAGGATAAACTAAGCCTTTAAGTAATGATTTACCTATATCACCTGATAGTAATTTAAGTACTGCAAAACCACCTATAAGAGCAGGAAGCATACCAAAGGTAGCTTTATTTAAAAGATTTACAATTGAACCTATTCCACTAGCTATCCAACCAACAAATTTGAAAACAGGGGTTAAAGCGTTAACTATATCTAATATAGGTTGAGCCATGGATACAAAAATATCCATGACTTTTTGGGCTGTGGCTTGGAATTTTTCTTGTATTGATTGGGATTCATATTGTTGGGCTAATTCATCGTTTCCTAGACGTTTTTTAGCTTCTTCCATTCCAACTTCTTTAACTAAATTATCAAAACGTTCTTTAGCTGTTTTACCTTCAACATCAGATAAAGCGGCTAATGCTTCTCTATCCATTAACGATTGAGCCAACTCATCTCTCTCCATACCAGCAGCTTTAGCTAATGCTTCTTGTTGGATGCGGTTCATTTTAGCAAAATCAGCGGAAGTACCTACCTGTTTAGCTATTTCTTCAGCTGCCCCTGCTACATCATTATTTAAAGCTAATAATCTTGCTTTTTCAAAATTTAAAGCTTTACCGGTTAACATTTCAGCTTCCATTTCAGAAGAAATAGAAGACTCAAATTGTAATAACCCATCAGCCATTTTTTCAGCTTGTTCTATACTTAAACCAAGAGCTTTAGTTTTAACAACAGCTTCAGCCATTTTATCAGCGCTACCACCTAATGATAATTTTAAGGAGGCTGACATTTTGTTTACTTCTTTAAGAACTTCTTTTTCATTTATAACTAATTTGTTTCTAGAGGCATATGCTTTAGCAGCTCCTAGTATTTGTGTTGTATTATCTTTTAATGTTTTACCTTGTGCTAGAGATAATTTTTGAATATTCATTACCTCATCATACTGATAGCCAGCTTGTTCTACCATTTCAGTCATGGTAACTAAATCTTCTTGATTTAGCATAGCGGTAGAACCAACAGCTGCTGCAACAGCCATTTGAGTTTTTTGTAGTTTTTCAGTTGTAACATTAATGTTACTTGTGGAGTTAGCTACTTCATTTAATTCTTGTCGCATTTTGGAAGCTTCTCTGTAGCTTGTACCAAAATTTTTAGCTAATTCTCCTGTTGCTTGGTCTGATGCTTTTAAAGTACTAATTAATGCTCCTACTGCTGCTACAGCTAAAGATACAGGGTCAGTTAGATTTTTAAGCAAAGACGCTCCCATTGAAGAAATACCTTTCTTCAATACAGCTAACTTACCATTTATACCATCATATTGAGCATTTTGAGCTTTAAGAGCATTTAATTGTTTATACTTTTCAGCTAAAACTTCAGGTGAAAGTTGACCTTTACCTCCTGCTCTAGCTTTCATCTCATCCTTAATTTCTTTTTCTAAAATTAATTGCTCTTCACGATCTTTAAGAATTTTCTTAGAAAATTCATCCATTTCGTTTTTAGCTTCACTAATACCTAAAGCACCAGCTAATCTACCTAATCCTAAACCATTTAAAGCTGTGTCTAAACTTGCTACAACCGCACCACCTAATCCTAATAATTTATTCTGTTGTTCTAATTTACTATTAAGATCTGCTATAGAGGCATTTAATACATTGTAAAAACCATCTTGATCTTTTAATGCTCCACTAATTTCACCTTGAGTGTCTCTATTCTTTTCTAGTTTTTCACTAATAGATTCAAGCTCTTTATCTACTTTATTGTATTGTTTTTCAAGTTCTTTTAACTCTCTGTTATTTTTAATATCTATCCCCTGTCTCTGTAGAGCTGCTTTTTTAAGGTCGTACTGGAGTAGTAATTGATCTTGTAGGAGTTTTTTGTTTTGTTCAGCTAATTTTAAATCTTTTTCTTCAGCTTTTAAAACTTTATCAGCATTTTCAAGATCTAATTTTTGAATTTTTGATTTTTCTTGAAGTTTAGATATATCTTTTTCATTATAATCAACTATACCTTTTTGGTATCGCTGGATGTCTTCAGCTAGTCTAGCTGTTTTATTATAGATAGAGGCTACTGTTTTTACACCAGATTGAGTACCTTTAATTTCATCAGAAAGTCTTTTAAATGCTTCACGAGCATCTGAAATGCTATCTCTAAAAGAGCCATTTTCTACTCTTAATTCTGTTAATAGTTTTTTAGCTGCTGGACCTGATTTGATTAAGTTATCAAACTCAACATCAGTCATTTCTTCCTTAAGAAGTCTTATAAGGGCTCTTAATTCTTGTATTTCCGCTTTTGATAACTTAGATTCTTCAGCCATGTTGTGATAAAGTATATATTATAAATATTAATACTTTGGAGCTTTATTGGCTAATTTACCTTTAAAATGGTCTGGGAGTTGGATTTTACCATCTTTGATAGCTTTAGTTTGAGATGCTAGATCACCATTTCCATCTCCATTTTTCTCATCATAATGTTCTTTCATTTTATGGAAAGTGAACTTACGAAGCCAAATAGGCATGTTATAGACTGTTTCCCAGTCATAACCGCCTTGGCCATGAAAAACTATCTCATGTATTTGAGTAAAAAGATTAACTCGATGTTGTTTAGCTAGATCAGAGGTCAGGCCAAAAAAAGCTAAGTCCAACTGGAATGTTAACTTTTGTGTCGCTCCCGTCGGGAAAAAAGGTCAGATCAACATCTGGTTGTACCTCCTTTATGTACTCTCTGAAGGCTCTAGAGTCACGAGCTAAGAAATGATTATCAACAAATTCCCTAATTGCTTTAGGTTCTGTATTACCTTCAATTGAGGTAATCATATATTTTAAACGAGTTGATAATTCAGGTACATTATTTTTATTGATTTTCTTTAAACCTTCTAACTCAGCATTGATTTTTTTCTCATCATGGCCTGTTAAAAGTTTAAAGGTAATTTTAGTACCTGTTGAAGGAAGTGTATATTCAAATTCATTTACACCTTTAGTATATAAATGATCAAGAATAACTTTATTTTCTACAGTTGATAGATCAATTGTTTGTTCTTCTCCACCGTATGTAAACTTATAATCTTTACCGTAACCTAAAATACGAGCAGCTACTAGTAAAGCATTTTTATCACCCACAATTAAATCTTCATATTTTATATCTGGAGTAACAATAAGAGACTTGATTAGTTCATCTAATACTGTTCCTTTTTGAATGTAGGATTGGTTAGTTAAGATATCTTCTTCTTTAGCGGTCATATATTTCATTTCAATTTTACCGCTTGAGAGAGGACTTGTTTCTGGGTAGACTAAGCCTTTTGAAGGCAATTCAACCATTTCTGTTGGCATACTAAACTTATTTTCCATAGATAATTTTTGTTATAACATTTTATTTGTTGTATATAAATATATAAAGAAAAAAGAAGCTCGCAAAAAATGCGAGCTCTTTTTATAGTTATTGGGTTTAACTTTTAGTAGTTTAACACGGCGTAGTCAATTGCTAATGTCATTGTGATGTTTATAGCGGTATTTTCAGTATCCCAGTTATATTCACCAAAGTTAGCATCTTTTACAAATGCGCCTTTAAGTACCCATTCTGCTACCACGTCACCTACAGGACCAAGAGCATTGATAACTAAATCCTTCTTATAGAAGTCTGAGTATCCATCTCTACCTGTTACTGATTCGTGTGATAAGCGAACCCATTCCATGATTGTTTGAGCACCTGATGGTGAAATCGGATCATGAAGTGTCATAGTAACATCACCCCAAACTGTTTTACCTTTTACTTTACGTAAAACGTTAATGTGGTTTAATATTACTTCACCTTGAGTTAAGTTCACTGCACTTACTCCTTTAATCATCCATGTTGGTATTCCATCAGCGTACAGGATAAATCGGTTAGCCTGTTTTGGTTCAAACGCTGTAAAAAACATTTCATTTGCGTCTATAATTGCCATTTTCTTTTAGTTTTTATTTGTTAATAAATATTTAAACAGTTAACTTTTTATTATGGGAAAACAGCACCTGTTGGAGTAAGGGTGAAGTTCAAGTAAATAAATTCAGCTGTCTTGGTTGGTTGTAAGTAAATTTGACCTACTAACTCGTTTCTGTCAATTACAGCGGCGTTGTTAATAGAGTCATCCATTACTACTTTAAACGCATACAAACCTTGTCTTTGCTGAACTGATTCAAGATATGGGTTTACTTGAGCTAAGAAACCGTTTCTTGTAGCAGCGTTGTTCTGTTGGAATACTAATCCATTAGCAATTTGACCAATATATCTCTTAAGAGCAATCATCAAACGACGAACGTTGATACGATCAAGAGCAGAAGCTTTAGTTTGTAAGGTTTTCTGACCGTATACTACAACACCTTGTCCTGGGAATGTAGCGATTGGGTTAACTTTACCTTGATATAAGTTATCACGAGTGTTTTGAGATAATTTAGAAGCAGCTCTAATTACAGTGCTTAATCCACCTCTGTTGATACCTGCTGGAGCGAACCATGGCTCAGCTACACTATCATTATAAGCATAAACACCTGGGATCATTACTGAAGCTGGAACCCAAACATATTGGTTAGTGGCTGGATCAAGTGTTTGTAACCATGGGTAATAAGCGGCACCATATGATGAATCAATATCAATAGCTGTTTCAATAACTTGGCTAGCTGAAGCACTATAATCACCTAAATCCATTACGTAAACACTATCGCCTCTGTTTTCAGTATTAGTAAGAGCTAAACTCATTGTATCTTCATGGTCTGTGTAATTTAGACCAGGAGTTATTAATACATTAAATTGATAGTCATTAGCACTAGCTAGTAAGTTAATAGAAGCTGTATAAGCACTAGCGCTTACACCTTGAATATTATCAACAGTGATATCATTATAGAACTTAGCACCTGCTACTAATTGTCCTACAGCACTACCAAATGAACCAGTACCATTAAGACCTGTAGTTACTGGGATAGAAGATGTGTAAGCTGAATTAGCAACACCACCTACTAAGTATTGAGGGGTTGGTTTATTAACTGTACCTACTCTTACATATCTTGATTTGTTAGGATAAGTACCCGTAATTTGCAATGTAGCTTCACCATCTAAAGTTGTTTGAGTGAATTTATAGTCACCAATTCTTCTAGCTACATAATTTTCAGATAATGGATCTAATGATAATCCAGTATATGTTTCTAAAATAGCTGGGTTTCTGTTATCATCATCTCCTCTGCGAATATATAGGTTAAACGTACCAGAAGCAGTATTTGGAGCTACAATTTGGAAACGAACACTATGAATTGAAGCTGTTGCTAATGCTCCATTAGCATCCATACTACCTGTAGCATTCATATTAGCACCTTGAGAAATAGTTTCCAAAGTAAATGCTATATCAGAAGTTGATGAACCACTACCATAAACTGAAGCTGTAGCTGAAGTGTAAGAACCAGATACTACACGAGTCACTAATAATGTTTCACCTCCGTTTTGGAAGTAATTGTAAGCTGCTATAGAAGTGAAATATGAAAATGATCCAGTACCGGCTATAACTTCAGTTTCACCAAAATAACTAGTGAAATCAGTATAAGATGTAACAGTTACAGGAATACCAACAGGGCCTTTAACAGTTGGGCCTATGATAGCAGCACCAATCTGTGGTGGTTGTTCTGCTATAAATGAGGTATCTATCTCTCTAGATAAAACACCGGGGGATAATAAAATTTCTGCCATGTTATTTGTTTAATTAAATTGTTTTTTAATTGGGGTTTGATGATAAATATCCTAAAGTGATTCGAAAAACTAGGCGCTTACAAATTCTCCTTTCTCCAAATTGATAGTACCATCACCATATTTTGCTTGTAACTGTTTTCCTAAAACTTCTTCTTTTTGTTTTAGTTTTTCGTATTCAAGTTTTAGTTTCTGTTTAGTAGATTCTAATTCTTGGAATTGGATTTCAATAGTACCAAATTTATCTACTAAAGAATATCGTTCTTGTTGAACTGCTTTTAATTGTGTAATCTCTTCTTGGGTTAAAACTTTTGTTTCCATTTTCATAATTTATTATAAATATTTAAGGATTTCCTGGAAAATCTGGGGGTGTCTTTCCTAGTGGGCGGTAAAAAATATCTTCTGATGCTTCATACCAATCACCAACACCAGGCATATATGTAGTGTCTTCTTTTAAAGAATCATAAGGATATGGATAATTCCAGGACGTCACACCATCCCATATAACATAATCAATAACATAGTTATCTTTTATTACAAACCAATATCGTTTTTCCATTTGTTAAAAATTATTTTTTTATTAATAATATTCTATTATAGCTAAATAACCATCCCCACCACGTCCTCCATTTCCAGCTGCCAATGAACCAGTATTACAAGCTCCACCACCTCCACCTCCTGCTCCAATTGTACCTCCATTTCCTCCCTTGCCTCCTCCAATAGTACCACTTAAATTTCCTCCAGCACCACCACCTCCACCACTTCCAAATCCATAAGATGATGTGATATTACTACTACCAGAAGTAAAAAATAAAGTCATAATGTCTAATACATCATTGACTCCATCAGTACCTGCATTGCCTGTGCCTGTAGCTCCAGGAGCACTAGCATTTAAAACAGTATTATTAACAAATACTCCAGAACCAGATCCTCCACGGGTTAATGTTGTTGAGGTGGTAAAGCCACCTCCTCCTCCTGCACCCGCAGTACCACGTAGGCCATTTAAAGCATGTGTTGATACTAGTTCTATAGTAGAGCTTAAATTAGCATTAAATCCAACATAACTTTGTACATATCCTCCATTTACACTAAAACGAGCGTATGGTAAAGACGAGGGAAATGTTGACCCGATAACAGATACCCCCCCAGGTATAGATGCTCCATTATTAACACCACCTTGTCCTAAAATACCACCAGCAGCTCGAATCATTA